TGGCGAACGTTGTCTGCCAGCGTCATTGAACGGCGGTCGCGGTTAGCGTCACGCAAGGTTCGGCCCGATTGAAATGGCGCGTAATGTGTGCCGCGTTCAATGTTTACGGCAATGCGCATGGCGTTGGATTGCGCGTCATTCCGGCCCGCCAAGGCATAGGCAACCGCATCAAGCCTTTCGCCATACATGCGCTCTAACCGGCGCTGGAACTTTGACTTGGTTTGCATTTTGCCTGCTCCATTCCGCTGCCCGTTGGCGTTGCGGTATGGGGTGACAATTGCATATTGTGCAACTGCAAGCAAGAGAAAAGATTGCATATTGTGCAATTATTTTATTGACGTGTTTTAAGATTGGTGCGCATAAGCAAAACGGCCCGCGTGTGAAGCGAGCCGTTCTAAATAAAAAATGCGCTGGATGGTTGAAGACGATGGCGGCGCAGCCACAGGGGATGTGGTATATTCTTACCATTGGGCGGCGATAAAAGAAAGCCCCAGTTCTATGCCAAGGGGGTTCGCCAGCGCTTTTTTTGGGGTGCTATAAAGCAGTGGCAATCAATGGCGCAAAAACGTCCATTGGGTCTTATACGGCGGCACGGCTCGGAAAAGCATGCAAGATCGTATTAAGGCAAAGAGACGGCCCTTGATGCTGAAAAGCAGGGGGCTTAGTCGTTCTTTGTCTTAAAACAACAACACTCTCAAAAAAGCATACTAAGGTTTAGAGTTTAAGATGAAGCTGAGAACAATATGGTTAAGACATCAATGGCCTTTTGTTTTTGATTTTCGGACACATTTTGGAAAAGCCTAGCTATCCAGTCATCTTGCGGGTCGTGGAAAAGCGCGTTTGCATCCGGTGCACCTAGATATTCCGCAAGCGGCTCCAGGTATTTTGCGGACGGCACGTTCCCCTCATTAAACCAGCGCGAAACAGTCGCCGGGTCGGCACCCAAATCGTTTACAATATCGACCGCCTTTAGCCCGCGCAAAGCTGCCCATTCCGCAATGAAGTGGATGCGGACGGGCGTTTTGCCGTGGTGTATTCTCAATACGTCATCCATGGCGTTTCTATACAATCTTACCTTTTTCAAAGTCTTTAGCACAATCTGCAATTTTCATGTTGACACAAGTTGCACAATATGCAATTTCATTGGTTATGGAAAAGCACCCAGTAAAACAGTATCGGCAGGATAACGGGCTTACTCTTGATGAGTTTGCAGCCATGTTTTCAACGCCCGTTAGCAAGTTCATGGTTTCGCGTTGGGAAAACGGCGTGACGCCCATTCCGCACGATTTGCTTGTTGACGTTGCAAACAAACTTAACGTTCCCGTTGAGGCGCTTCTCCCCACACCCCGTCCACATGAGGCCTGACAATGAACACTCAAGGCAAAATCGAAAGTCTCACTCCAGAGCAAATTGCCAAGTTTCCCTCCTACGTAAAGGAATGGAAGGGATATGGCCTTTCCAGTGAGCCCGCCGACAGGCCGCGTGCAGATAGCACCGCGCATTGTTGGCGATGTTAAACATCCTTCCGGCATGAGTGTGAACAGCGCGGCCATGGTGTCGGCAAGGCATGAGGAATTGAGCAAATGACTGCCCGCGTGATAACCGGCTGGTGGCGTAACGCTTCACGGCAAGCCAAAATGGAACAGCTTTCCGGCGCGATTGAAGCGCGGTTAACTGCCCGCGAAACGGCGCTCTTGCTTGGCACAAAGCCGGAAAATATTCGATCTTTTGCATCAACGGCAGGCCTTTCCTTTGCTGGAAGTGACAAAACAATCGCTTACGAGCGCTTATCAGAAAAAGCCCGCTCAAGGCGTTCAATTAAATCAGCCGGTTCATTTGACGACTTTAGGGAGTTGTCATTTTGAGCGGTCAAACAAATCAAATTGCGCGGCACTCCACGCGCAATGGCCGGAACGTGTTCACTCCCATTGGCGTTCCGGCCACCTTCTTTAGCGTCCAGTTGTTTCAGCAACTGACACGCGGCTTCAAGCGAAAAAGGAACTGAAAAATGAATATTAGTGGATCAAATAATGTCTTGCCACCACAGAATATGGGCGCGATCGAAAGGCTTGGGAATGCAATGGCCGTCTTAGAAAAAGCGTCCCACGCGGTCGATGAATTGAGCAATATATTGATAGGCAGCCTTCCTGAAGCTTTGTCAGAGTCCGACAAAACGCCATGCTCCTCGCAGTCAGCTTTAGACCAAGTGGAAACAATGGCGATGCATGTTCATCGTTTCGCTGACAGTATTTCAAGACAGGTCAATGCAATTCAAATCCGTGTTTAGTTAGCTGAATTGAACGACTGAAATCAGAGCGGGCCGCTTCCCAGCACCGCATGACGCCAGCCGGGGGGGGGCTGATAAGCTCGGCACACATTTGAAGGATAAACCATGAAACTTACAGCAACGCCTCCACAGCCCCTATTTCAGCCGTTAGTGCCTGAAAAGCGGGTTACTGCAACAGATATTAGACGCGCTATTACGGCCCGCTTTCCCCAAAAAGAATATGCTGTTATGTTTGAGGTAGCAAATTCTACAGGATCAAACATATCCCGGTATGCTGACGCCGTAGTAATGTCATTGTGGCCGTCACGCGGGTTAGAGTTGACCGGCATTGAAATAAAAGTTTCGCATTCCGATTATTTGAGGGAGTCTAAAGACCCGTCTAAAGCCGAAGAGATTGCGAAATTCTGTGACCGTTGGGTGCTTTATGTTGCCCCTAATGTAGTCAAGGATTTGGGTGCCGTGCCACCCGCTTGGGGTGTCGAGGAGTTCGACGGCAAGGCATTTCGCACTCTTAAAAAGTCAAAAATAACCGAATCTTTGCCAATGACTCGCGGTTTTGTTGCCAGCATGTTGCGCGGCTCTGATAACACAGCACATAAGATGATTGCTGAAATTGAACGCAATGCCCGCGATGCCGCTGATTTGGCCGTCAAGGATGCACGTGATGCCATTGACGCCCGCGTCAATGCGGAGGTTGAGCGTCGCACTAAATCAGCGACAAATTTAGAAAACAACTTTCAGCGTGTCAAAGATTTGTCTGGCGTGGACTTGCGGCACAATGCTGATAATTGGGAATTGCTTAAATTCTTTGATGCGGTTGCAACAGTCAAAAAGTTACGAGCGGCTGGTTTTGATTCCCCGCATTATGGGATGATGTCCGCAATCGAAAATATACAAAAATCAGTAGATCAATGCCGCGTCGCGATATTGGAAGCACAAGGTGATAATCCTCAAAACGCAAGGCATGAGGTGGCAGCATGACTGTTGTTCTCATACTTTCATGGCCAGCACGTCCACTATGGCAGAACAGCCACGCACATTGGGCGGCCAAGGCTAAGGCAACCAAAGCCGCCCGTCGTGAGGCTTGCGTATTGGCCCAACAGGCCGCGCTTCACAGGTTGGGCGCAATCAGTGCCAATCTTGAATTTGAGTTTCACCCGCCAAATCGGTCACGCGCCACAGACATTCAAAATATGCCAGCCACGATGAAGGCGGCAATCGACGGCATTGCCGATGCAATGGGGGTTGATGACAAGGTGTTTAATCAACCCAAATGGCCTGACACGTTTGGGCCTAAATCAGAAATCGGTCACGTTTTGGTTCGCGTGTCGCCGGTATATGAGGCGGTAGCAGCATGACGCAACTTTCACAATTTGCGCCAGTCGCGCCCGTTGCTCCTCAATTCGCGCCATACCCCGCATGGGGATCGCCTGAAATGCTGGCCTTGCGCTCACTGCCAGTTGAACGCCTTGAATTTCAAAGGCCAGATAAGAACTGGCACGGCAGCCCTATCGCAGAGATAAGGCTGGTTCAAAGCCAAAATGGCTGGCATTGGTCAACGGGTTATAACCTTGAACACGAAGGCCAAGGCGGGCCGGTGGATTTTGGCCGGATAGCGGCATCGCGGGAAGATGCTTTGGCATTGGCAACCGTTGAATTAACTGAACGGCTTTCACGAAAAGCAGACACAAGCGCAATGGCTCGCGCCGCGATTAAATGGATGGGGTCGCTGATATGACACTTGGAGCGGCACAAACAGCCATTGGCCTCAAATCGCTTATTTCTATGAAGCGCAAATTCATTGCCACTAAGCGCGAAAAGAAAAGGCCTGAACATGAAATTTCAACACAGGAAAACGCGCTGGAAGTGCTGGAAAGCGCGCTGAACATAATTGAACCGTTAGCATTGGGGCAGGTAAATGGTCAAAGCCGTTAACAGGGTAGAGCCGGAAGGGTTTGCTGAATTTTGGGATATATGGCGTCCATATCGCCGCCAAACCGATGGCAGGCAAGACGCCGCCCGTCGCTTTGGACTATGTGTTTTGGAAGGCGCTGACCCGCAAGAAATTATTGAGGGCGCTCGGTTTTATATAGATGGCATAAAAGACGACCCTGAAAAGCGCAGGTTTAACCCATTGGCAGCTTCATGGCTCAGTAAAGGTGCATGGCGCGATGCGCTGGACGATAAGCGCGATGCAGATGAACGGAAAACAAAAGCAATTGAATTGGCTATGCAAACGCCCGTTGAGCATCGTTCCGCAGGCCAAACATCATTCCTACGAAAGTGGAACGCCCAAAAGCGTGAAGAAGGGGATGCACTGCAATGAACCATATTGTAGCAGTAAAACAATACACAAGCGCAGCTGATATGATCGCCGCTAGACGTATACTTGACATGAAATTCCGAAATTTGCGCCCGGTGCAAAAGCCGATTGCTGCATTGCCCGCAATCATCGCAAAGAAAGCGGGATTGACAATAGCGCCGTGCGTTGAATTGCCAATAGTTGACTATGTCAAAGATACTGACGACATAACCCAGATCGGTTACGTTGGCGACAGAACGCCAGTTTCACACGTCGCGCGAGGCGCATAGTCGAGCCGCGTCAAGTCGCCATGTATCTGGCGTCAAAATTGACAAACAGGTCTACCCCAGAGATCGGCAGGCGGCTAGGGAACCGTGACCATACTACGGTTTTGCACGGCGTCCGCAAAATCACCGCCCGGATAGAAACCGATGCGGATTTCGCGGCCAAAATTGAACAAATCAGCAAACAAGTGGTGGCTTCATAATGGCCGTTTTACTGACAAAAACAGGTGAATTGATCGAGGCATTAAAACAAAAGCCTATGACAATGACCGAAATAAATGCTACGATTTGCGCGGGTCAATCCAAGGTAAAATCAATGCAGTATTGCAGGGATTTAATCAATCGGTTTAATGCCGCGCAACGGGCTAATGCGCCTAAAATTACATCACGGCGTGAGATTGTTGCTGGCCGTTGGCACGTGGTTTATTCATGGGGCGATCCACAGTGAACGAAGCGCCAGCCATTCGCGTTGAACCAAACCCAAACGGGCGCGGCTATCTGTTATGGTTTCGGCCCTGCCACAAGATTGACTACACGCCGGTTATGAAAGGCGATGCACCAAGGATATTCAGCACCCGCATTGATGCTGCGTTTGGCGCGATTGACCAAATCACGAACTACGGTTGGAATAAAATGACCGGAACGCAGGATGGCATTGCCAAGCGGCATACGGTCGAAACGGTTTTTGGAAAGGGCGCATGATGAAGTTTTGCAAGGATTGTAAACATTACGAAATAGGCGCGATTTACTACACAGGTGTGCCTAATTCGGTTGGGGGGCTGCAATAGAAAAACAGGGCCGGTTAATCCAGTTACCGGGTTTAATGTTGTCCTTCAAGTTCCGGCTTGGCGTGAACGAAAAAACTCGTTGTTTTTCGATAAGTGCGGGAAGTTTGGCCAATACTTTCAACTCAAAGAGGGCGCATGATGCGTGGTTTAACAGATCAGGAACGTGAGGATATTGAAACTCCGATCTTTGGCACCGATGACCAGTGTATCGCCTACGCCATTGATCAAGCCGTTGCCCGCGCTACCACATGGCAGTCAATGGAGACGTATTTCAAAACATTTATACGCGACGGCGCTCTGTTTTACGTTGAGCACGACGACGGCGGCTATGACATATTGCAGGGCTATTCAGATGAAGAAGACAATATTTGGTCATCGCTAAATTCCGAGAGGATTAAGCCAACCCACTGGATGCCGTTTCCAAACCCACCCCTAACCAAAGGTGATGACAATGGCTAAGATTTGGGGGGATTTTCGCTGGCGCGTCGTGAACCGCCTTTTCATGTTGGCATTTTTTATCGCCCCGAAAGGCTCCGCAAAAGCCGCTTATGAAAACGGCATTTATGAAGTGTCTCGGCAAATCGTTGAGACATTCGAAAGGGCTAGATCAAATGGGTAAGGCAACAAACCGCAACCGCAAGGCCAGAATACAGGTCGCCAACGTTGCTACGCATGAACCGCCAGCCGATCAACTGGCATTGGAGCGCCGCGCTGCTATGTATGGGCTAACAAAAGAGCAAGCCAAAGATCAACGGGCTGCGACGCACATTGGCCGCATGACAATGCGCGGTGAACTCGCAAGCGAACAGTATGACGGGCTTCAACGCATGATTGCCCTTTGCGCTCAATACTCACAAGCCATGTCAACGCCGGGTATTCCACGCTTTCCGAAAGACGGCGCATCGGCTGGCGACGCTGAAAGCTTTGAACGTTGGTGTAAAGACGTTAGGGCCGATTATCGCGCGGCTGTGCTTGACATTACCAAGGCTTCCAACCGGCTTAAAATCAACCTATGGAATGCGTTTAGCATATGCGCTTTGTCTGACCAAGCAACACCATTCCCCAATGGCGAATTGCAGGTGGTTGCAAATGTGTTGATTGATCATTTTGGCATTGACGCCGGTAGAAAGGCGGCGTAAGGGTGATTTGCTGTAATGCTATTATTGCGCCCAGATTTTAGACCCGCCCGCTAGAGCAATCCGGCGGGCTTTGCGTTCGGGCTATCGCAAGCGGATTGCGTGATTGTCCGCACCAATTCGGGGTAAGCCATGTTTGAATATGCCATTAGCGCCGGTGAAGGCACATTGATTGATTATGGCGTGTGTGATGCTGTAAGGTTAGACCATTCTGGGATTACGAATTTGCGCTTTCACAGCCAAGGCATTTGCAGCGGGATTATTGCTAATTCTGACGCGTGCCCTGAAGAAGTCATTCTTTGGCGTGCAGTCCTTTATGAGTGTGAGGCGGGCAAATAATGGCTAAGCCGTCAACACTCACTGCAGAAGATTTTAATCACTACATGTTTTTGTTCACTTCGGCGGTGTTTTTGGCGCTTTGCGTTGCGGCGATCGGACTGTTTGTTGCAGCCATTATGGTGCTTGGATGAAAGCCAAACTCACTCAAAAGCAAGAGGCATTCGCCCTGGCATATGTTGAGACTGGAAATGCCAGTGAGGCTTATCGCAGGGCGTATGACGTAACAAACGAGGCTGCCGACTGGATTAAGGTCAATGCCTCGCAACTGCTGTCTGACACTAACGTCGCACTAACCGTATTTGAAATGCAGGAAGCCGCTCGCAACCGCACGTTGGTCACGGTTGAAAGCATCACGCGCGAGCTGGAAGAGGTTCGCATAAGGGCAATAGCCAACGACGACCTAGCCCCGGCCAACACGGCTATCATGGGCAAGGCCAAGGTGAATGGGTTAATCACTGACAAGGTGCAAGCCACAATGAAGCTGACACACGAGGAAATGCTTGACCAGCTTGGATAGGGAAGTTGAAATACGTCGCAAGCTACGCGATGATTTTACTCACTATGCCAGCAAATGCCTTTTCATTCGCCAAAAGAGTGGTCAAGTCGCGCCATTCGCTCTAAACAAAGCGCAACAATATTTGCACGAAAGGCTAGAGGCTCAAAAGGCTGAGACTGGCAAAGTTCGCGCGTTAGTCCTAAAAGGCAGACAGCAAGGCATCTCAACCTACATCGAGGGCCGCTTTTATCACAGGGCAACGCATTCCAAGGGCTTGCGGGTATTCATTCTAACCCATGAGCAGAGTGCGACGGACAACCTTTTTGGCATGGTTGAGCGTTATCACTCAAATTGTCCTGAATTGGTTAAGCCGCAAACCGGCGCGTCTAACGCAAAAGAACTATCGTTCCCTAAGTTGGAAAGCAGCTACGCTGTTGGCACGGCTGGCTCTAAAGCCGTTGGCCGATCTCAGACATTGCAATTGTTTCACGGCTCTGAGGTTGCTTTCTGGCCTAATGCACCAACGCACTTTGCGGGCGTTGTTCAAGCCATACCGGATTTAGACGGTACTGAAAGCATTCTCGAAAGCACAGCCAATGGTGTTGGTGGTGAATTTCACGAGCGCTGGCAACAGGCTGAGCGTGGCGAAGGCGACTATCAAGCGATATTTATTCCGTGGTTTTGGCAGGATGAATACACAAGGCCCGTTTCGGTAGATTTCGAACCAACAACCGAGGAATTGGAATACCAAGCCGCTTACGGCCTATCGCTTGAACAAATCGCATGGCGGCGGGCAAAGATTGCCGATTTAAAAGACCCGTTGCTGTTTAAGCAGGAATACCCTGCAACGGCGGCTGAAGCGTTTCAAATGTCCGGCCATGATAGTTATATCCCGGCTGATTTGGTTGTGAAAGCCCGCAAACGAACCTGCGAGGCATCAGGGCCGCTTGTCATTGGATATGATCCGGCTTGGAAAGGCTCGGACAGGCATTCAATGGCTTTCCGGCGCGGGCGCAAGGTTACCAAGGTTGATAGCCGGTCTAAGTTGGACACGATGCAAGGCGCAGGATGGGCTAAGCAGGTTATTGACACCGATAAGCCCGCCCGAATGTTTATCGACGTTGGCGGTGTTGGCGCTGGTGTTTACGACCGACTTCTAGAAATGGGGTACGGCGAGATTGTTAAGGCAATCAACTTTGGTTCATCGCCTTTTGAGCCGCAACGATTAGATGATTATGGCAAACCAAAGGGCGGGGCGTTAAACCGCCGCGCTGAGATGTGGATGCTGTCAAAAGAGTGGCTAGAAGAGCCCGCGGGCGTTGATTTGCCAGACAGCGACACAATCCAAGCTGATGCAACGGCCCCGGGCTATAAATACGACAGCCTGACAAGGCTAGTGCTTGAAAGCAAAGACGATATTCGCAGGCGCGGATTACGCTCGCCCGACGAATGGGACGCGGTCGCGCTAACATTCGCAGAGCCGGTAATCGACACAAAGCCAAGAATTGAGGCCCGCGCAAGCGCTGCCGGTGGATGGATGGGTTAATGACTGATAGCAAATCAAGCACCGACATGAAAGACGCCCGCGCCGCGTTTGATCGCTGCAAGTCGGCGTTCGAGCACAATCACAAAATGGGGTTGGAGGATCTACGGTTCTCGCGCCTTGGTGATCAATGGCCGGAGGCCGTTAAAAAAGCCCGCGAACGTGATGGCAGGCCGTGTTTGACTATCAATCGGCAACCCGCATTTATGCGTCAAGTAGTGAACGACGCGCGGCAAAACAAACCTACTATTCGTGTTATGCCGGTTGGGTCGGGTTCTGACAAAAAGACCGCTGAAATTCTAAATGGGCTGATTAGGAACATTGAATACACGTCAAACGCCGATGTCGCCTATGACACAGCTATCGAGGCGGCAGTGTCATCCGGTTTCGGGTATTTCAGAATCAATCTGGATTATGCCTTCGAGGACGCTTTTGATCTTGATATTATGATCGAACGTATGGCTAACGCATTCGCGGTCTATCCTGACCCTCATTCATCGGCTGCTGATAGTTCAGACTGGAACGAAGCCTTTATCATTGATAAAATGTCAAAGGCTGAATTTAAGCGCAAATACAAGGGCAAGGCCGAAAGCGATTTTGACAGCGCGGAATGGTCTGGCGTCTCTGAGCCGTGGCTTGACGAAGATAGTGTCATGGTCGCCGAATGGTGGACCCGCGAACAAGTTGATAAAGCGATTATTCTACTATCCAATGGCAGTGTTATGGATAAGGCCGCGCTTGAAGCTGATATGGAGCTGCAGACACTTATCCAGTCTGGCGTTATCAATATTGAAAAAGAACGTGTAGCGCCGTCTCACAGGGTCACGCAGCGCATTATCAGCGGCATTGAGGTGCTGGAAACAAATGAATGGCCGGGCCGGTTTATCCCGATTGTGCCGGTCTATGGTGATGAATTTGATGTTGAGGGCAAGCGCTATTTGCGCAGCCTAATTCATCACGCCAAAGACGCTCAACGCATGTTTAACTATTGGCGCTCAACCAGCACCGAATTGGTCGCGCTCGCCCCGCGTGTTCCGTTTATCGGGCCGAAGGGAGCGTTTAACACCGACGCCGCGCGATGGGGTACTGCCAACACCACAAGCCATTCGTATCTGGAGTATGACGGGAACACGCCACCACAGCGCCAGCCATTAGACAGTGGATCGGCTGCAGGCGCATTACAAGAGGCTATGAACGCCGCAGACGATATGAAGGCGTCTATCGGGCTGTATGACGCGTCATTAGGCGCTCGCTCAAATGAAACCAGCGGCAAGGCCATTATGGCGCGCCAACGTGAAGGCGATGTAGCGACATTCCATTTCATCGATAACCTGAATCGCGCGATTAGACACGCCGGGCGCATTTTAATTGACCTCATTCCAAAAGTTTACGACACCCCGCGCGTTTTGCGGGTTATCGGTGAGGATGGAACCGAAAAAAACGAGCCAGTAAATCAGCAAGTGCCGGAAGTTGACGATCAAGGCCAGCCCGTCGTTGATGGAGATGGCGCGGCTATAATGGCTATGCGTGATTTGACAACGGGCAAATATGATCTTGTCGTTAAATCCGGCCCGTCGTTTACTAGCCGCCGCGAAGAGGCTGCAACGCAAATGACTGAACTTGTCAGGGTGTTCCCGCAAGCCGCTCCATACGTTGCTGACCTGATGGCTAAGAATTTTGATTGGCCGGGCGCTGACGAAATTGCCAAGCGGTTTGAGGCAATGAATCCGATGAAGCAGGACAAGGGCATCCCCCCAGAGCTGCAAAAGCAAATGCAGCAAATGCAAGCCGAAATACAGAAGCTGCAAGTTGAAAACCAAGGTATGAAGCAAGACGCTTCCATCGAAATGAAGAGGGTCGAGAACGCCAACGATGTTGCCAATCGCAAACTCGACTTGGATTTTGATCTTAAGCAACGTGAAATGGCGATGAAGCTCCAGTTTGAAGCTGAACCCGCATTTTGAATGCCGCTTGCATAATCTGAAATCCCAAGCGCCAAGGGTTAGCGGCGCTCAATAACCAGCAACAACCGGAAGGATTGCTCTCGCATGATTAACGAGGGATCGAACCCGCTTGCCGCCGAACAGCCTAGCGCTGCAATCGAAACGCCAGCCGATACAACGCCACAGCCAGAAATGCCGGTGTCACTTGACGATGTTCAAGACGAAACGCCGGTTGAACAAGCCGAAATCGAAACCAGCGAGCCAGAGCCGTTAGAACAAAACGACGGGCTGATTGATGTTGAGTATGACGGGGAGACGTTCAAAGTCCCTCCGCAGCTAAAAGACGCCTTGCTTCGGCAGGCTGACTATACCCGCAAGACACAAGCGACTGCTGAAATGGCAAAGGCCTATGAGGCCAAGATTGCCGATGTAACGAGGCTTAGCGAAGTGACAAATGAGGAAATGGGGGCGCGCTCTCATCTCATGCGGCTAAACAGCGATTTGCAGCAATACCAACAAGTCGATTGGAAAGCTTATCTCGCACAAGACCCTATCGGGGCGAATGAAGCCTATATTGCGTATCAAGAGATGACGCGCGAAAAAGGCAACGTTGAAGCCTATATGGGCCAAATGCAAAGCCAGCGGAATGAATTGGTGCAGCGGGAAACCGCCACGCGCCTTCAGGAAACGTTGGATTATGCAAAAACAAATATTCAGGGCTGGACGCCTGAAGTCGATGCAAAAGTGACAGAATTTGCCACAAAAGACCTCGGTTTTTCAAGGGAACAACTCTCCCAGAGTTACAATCCTTCGATTTACAAAGCGCTTCATCTTGCATGGATTGGCCAGCAAACCCTTCAAAGACAGCAAACCGCCGCTAAGCCGGTTGCAGCAATCCCGTTGAAGCCAACATCAACCGTGTCCGGCAAGGGCGCGACTGGCGGCGACTTTGACTATGCGAGCGCTGACATGGCGACTTACGCGGCACATCGAAAAAAAGAAATGGCGCGCGGCTAGGCCAGCGTCAATGAAAGGATAGGCTTATGCCTAATCGTACTTTAACTGCGGACATCGTGGCGAAAGAAGCCATCATGATCCTGGAAAACGAACTTGTAATGGCGAAAAAAGTCTTTCGCGGGTATGAAAACGACTTCAATCAAAAGGTGAATGGTTATGAAGTGGGTGAAACCATTTCGATCCGTAAGCCTACTGATTTTGTTGTGCGCGACGGCCCTGTTATGAACACGCAGGATGTTGTGGAGGGCAAAACATCGCTCACTATCGACAAATATAAAGGCGTTGATTTCGCGTTTACTTCACGCGACTTGACCTTGAACATTGGCGAACTATCTGAGCGGGTGATTAAGCCTGCAATGGTGCAGCTTGCCAACCAAGTTGATGCCGATCTGATGGCGCTTTATCGCTCAGTCCCGTCGTGGGTCGGAACGCCCGGCCAACTGATTAACTCTTACGCCGACTTTACCAAAGGCACGGAACGCATGGACGAAATGTCCAACCCGTCCGATGGCCGTTGCGCGGTGCTGTCGCCATCCGACAATAATGCGTTGGTTGGCTCACAAACGCAACTCTACATGCAGGACGTCGCTAAGTCAGCCTATCGCAAGGGTTCTCTCGGTGAGATTGGCGGCGTGGACACTTACATGTCTCAAAACGTTCCAACGCACGTTGTTGGCGTTGCAACCGGAACGCCCTTGGTCAATGGGGCGGGGCAGAATGTTACTTATGACGCCGTGAAAGACACAAACACACAATCTTTGGTCACGGACGGCTGGACTAACTCTATCACCGGCATTTTAAAGGCTGGTGACGTGTTCACGATTGCGGGTGTTTTTGCGGTTAATTCTGTGACAAAAGCAGCGTTGCCGTTCTTGCGACAATTCACAGTCATTTCTGATGCTAACTCTGGCGCTACAACCGGCCCTGCCACGTTGACTATTTCGCCCGCGATCATCGTCGGCACTGCATTTGCAACTGTATCGGCGGCTCCTGCCGATAATGCTGTAATTACGGTAGTCGGCACAGGTGGCGTAGGTTATCGCCAGAATATGATGTTTACCAAGGGCGCGTTCGCATTGGTATCAGTGCCGCTTGTGTCCCCTCCGGGCGCGGTTGATGTGTCGCGCCAATCCTACAAAGGAACCAATGTTCGCGTCATTCCCGGCTATGATTTCGTGAACGACATTTCACGCTGGCGTCTTGATATTCTTTACGGGGTTAAGGCAATCGACCCGCGTTTGGCACATCGCGTTTCCGGCACAGCCTAATAACCACAGATTGGGGGCTTCGGCCCCCTTTCGCAATTTGAGGGGATGAAATGGCCATTACGAATTATGCCGAACTAAAAACGGCCATTTTAAATTTTATGGAACGGCAAGAGCTGTCTGGCGATGTTGAGCAGTTTATCGCCCTCGCAGAGGCTCGCCTGAACCGCATTGTGGATGCATCTGAGGCTGATGCTATTTTAGCGGGCACTATTGGTTCACGGCGGCTGCCCTTAGCCGCGATAGATTTTAACGAAATAAAGGCCGTAATACTTATTGATGCGGGTGAAGAAAGAATTCTTTTGCCGAAAGTGGATGGCACTTTCCCATATGCCGATACATTCGGGGAGCCTGACCAATGGGCTATAGATGGTAGCGGGATAGATTTTAATTGCCTCCTTTCGAAGGCATATCAATTTCGCGTCAGATATTCCGGCAGGTTGAAACTTTCTGACGCCGCGCCAACCAATGATTTTTTGACTAAAAATCCAGACATTTACCTTTCCGCTGCAATTGTTTGGGGCGGCGCCTTTATTCGTGATGATGCGATGATTGCGCAATACAAATCAGCATGGGATGAATTTGTTTTCGAGGCAAACCATGAAACAGCGCAGAATAAGCGTTCGGTTCTTCAGGTTGACCCGGCACTTGGTAGTTTAACTGCATATGCGAGTTATCGCACATGACACCTTTTCCAGCGTGGGAACCAGACAAGTCGATATACAACACCAATGCGGCGGCTATGGTTCTCAATGCTAAGCCGCGCCTTGATGGCTGGTCACCAATCAGCAGCCTCGTGCCGTTCACGGCGGCATTACCGGCAAAACCGCGCGGTATGTTTACCAAAGAAGCTGCGGACGGCACTAAATTTACATTTGTTGGCACGGCGACCAAGCTTTACAAACTCAGCCCGACCAATAATTGGGATGACGTAAGCACCGGATCATATGCCCTGCCACTCAACGCCTTTTGGTCATTTTGTTGTTTTGGAAATCGCATTATAGCAGTCAACTCGGCATCAAACCCGCAATATTATGACATTGGCGTTTCAACCGTATTTCAAGATTTACCCGGCTCGCCGCCGCGCGCTGCATATGTTTCGATAGTTGGCGACATGGTCGTCTTGGCTGATTTGCTAGGCGCAAAAAACAAAATACACTGGTCTGGAATTAACAATTCGGAGCAATGGACGGTAGGGCAGAACCTTTCAGATGTTAACGAATTTCCTGATGGTGGGGCTATTATGGCTGTCGTTCCTTATCCGGGCGGCGCATACATTTTACAGCGCTATAGCATTCGCCAAATGCAATACGCACCGACGTCGGGGTTCACGTTTACTTTTGGCGTAATTAACGACGCAATCGGGTGCATTTCCCCCTATTCGGTGGCGTCATTAAGTGCTGGCGATTTCATCTGGTACTCTGATACCGGCTTTAAGCGCGGGCCAAGCGCCACTCCAATTGGCATGGAGATTGTAGACAACTTCTTTGGCCAAAAGGTTGACGCTGGCAAGATCAATGAAATCTTAAGCGCAATTGATTTTTATGACAATATAGTTTGGTTTTCGTTCACAACCAGAACCGGGGTCGTTCAGCTTATCGGCTTTGACTACCAAATCAACCGGTGGATGTATTCAGACACGGCGGCGCTAAGTCACGGAATAGCCGCTTCACAGCCGGTCACGTTTGAAGCACTTGCGTTAAGATATACGCTTATGGACGGCGTTCCATTGTTATACGATGATTTATCGCTGCAGGGCGGGCGTTTCTTCTTTGCGGGGTTCGATAGCCTGTTTCGGCTGTGCTTTGCTACAGGCCCAAATTTGGCCGCTCAAATCGAAACAAACACGATGCACCTCATTCCCGATAGGCGTTCTTATGTGCGCGCCGTGCAAGTCGTTGGCAGTATCGCCGCGCCTGATTATACCGTTTCGGTTGGATATTCTGCCACTTATGGGATGGCTTTAGATGGCGTCAAAGATGGCTGCGCTCCAAGCACAAGAACGCGGATTGTGCCAATCGGCAAATCAGGGCGAGTTCATAAATTCACGCTGAAGCTCATGGCTGGCCAAATATGGGATATTGTGAGCGGCCTAATGATTGATGTCATACCGGAGGGCAAGCAATGAGTGGCGTTCAAATCCCACTAAACGCGCAATTAAAAACGATTGGGCTTACTTTGGGTACGGGCGCAACCGTAATTTACCAAAGCGCGCCGAAGCGCAATGGTGTTTTGGTCAGTTTTACCGCCGCAAATCTGACGGCGTCGGCTCAAGCCATTACCGTGATTTACAACGCGGGTTCTGACCTCGCGATATGGAGCCAAGTATCAATCCCGGCCCGCCAGACTGTACTATTTGAAGGTCACCCAATCATTCTAAAAGATGGCGCGTTGATCAAGGCGCTCGCGGGCGCGGGGGCTTCTATCAGCTTTATCGCTGTAGTGGCTGAAGGCGTTTCACAATCGTGAAAATCGGCATTTGTGCGGTGCATGAAGTTGACATTATTTGGCCAGAAATCCGCGACGGAATCCAACATGCTTGTGAAAAAGTGCCGGGCTGCGGTTGGAATGCTGGCCTATATTGGCAAATGTGCCGATCTGGCAATGGGTTCTTAGTTCTCGTCTTTGATGGCGTGGAAATCAAATCAGCGTCAGTTTGGCGGTTTGAGGCGATGACGTTCCGATGCCTAGTTTTATTCGGAAACGACTACAAATCATGGGCTGAAGATATGCATCGATGGGCTAATCAAGTTGCCCTTGAACAAGGGGCGGCCTGCTTAATTGCAGGAGGGCGCAAAGGCTGGTTGAGACGGTTGAGGCCTGAAACCAAAGACGATGATTTTTTCATAAAGGTGCAAAAAAATGCCTAAGCAGCAAACCACAGAGAGTTCGTCAAGCGAGCCTTGGAAGCCAGCGCAGCCAGCCCTTGAAACAGGACTTAAAGACGCTCAAACATTGGATGCGGGCGGGGTTGGCTCACGCGTGAATACATCGTCAAACGTTGTGCCATTAGCTCGGCAATCGACGCAAGCGTTTGGAAATATGCAGACGAACGCTAGCGCCAATATGGGCGGTCAGGGGCTGTCTGGCCAAATGCAGGGTGTTATTGATCGCGGGGGCTTCACTGGCGACCAGAAAAATTCAATGTCGTATTTAAATAAGGTAGCAGATGCTAATCCTTACGATTTAAGCGCCAATCCAGCGTATGGCAAATATCGTTCGGATACTTTGGGTGATGTGGCTAACCAAACCAACGGTTCATTCTCTGCGGCGGGCCGATACGGTTCAGGCGCGCATTCCGGTGCATTGGCGACGGGCCTCGGTCGCGTTGGAACAGAAATGGATATGGGGCAGATCCAAAGCAACATCGGGCGCGCTGATAACGCTAATCAGCAACGATTCAGTATGGGGCAGCAAGGGTTTGGGAATGTTGGCAGCGCTTATCAGGGCCTCAATATGCCAAATCAGGATTTGTTAAAGGTTGGCAGCGCGTATGAAGATTTAGCGGGCCGTCAAATCGACGACAGGAACCGAATTTTTGATGAAACTCAAAACCGGCCTTGGGAAAACTTGGCGCGCATGAACGCAATCGCTTCCGGCTCCGGCTCTCTAGGCGAAACATCAAGTGGAACGTCGCGCCAGCCGTCTAATTTGTTCGGCCAAATCGGCGGTGGTTTATTGGGATTAACAGGAATGCTTGGGAGATAATCATGGGCGGGAAAAACAAAGAAGCGGCAAAGGCAACTGAAGCTGCAGTTGCGCAGCAACCAACGTCAGCGCCGTTGCAATTCTCAGCATTTATGCCGGGGCAACAGGAAGCGATAGCGAGCCAACTAAGCGCTGGATATGGCGCGCCCGTTTCGGAAAACATGGGAATGCTTAGCGGGCTGAATCGCGATGTTTCGATGCCGCTTATCCAGAATTCTACTGATATGGCTGGATTATTGGCAAGCCTTCCGAAGGATATTCGAGAACGAATTGGGCCTAGCGGCGCAGTCAAACCGGCAGACCAAAAATCGGCAGACCCGCATATGGGCGGGTTTAGCCCCGGCACGCCTCACTTTAGAACAACAACATATAAAGGGTAAGTAAAGTGGCATATTCACCCCTTCCAATTCGCGGGCCTATTCCAACATCAAGGCCGCAGCCCGCACAGGGTGGCATTTTAAGTGGGATGCAGGGAATGCTTGGCAACAGCCCATTATCTGACCCTATGACGCGCCTTATGATGGGCGCGGCCATGATGCAAGGTCAAAACCTTGGCGAAAGCCTTGGCAACGCGTTTGGGGTTGCGGGTCAATCCGGGATGCAAAAGCGCCAAGAGCAAAAAGAGGAAGCCAAGCGCAATCAAACGATGGAATGGCTTAAGGTCAACGCGCCGGAACAATTCGCGGCGGTCGAGGCTGGAATAATTGATCCCGCAACGGCGTGGAGTGAAACACAAAAGGCCAAGCGGCCAAAAGAAATAGCCCAATATTCAATGACGCCGGTTTATGGAACAGACGCTAACGGCAACACCGTAATGGGGGCTGTTGGCAACGATGGTTCATTTAAACAACTTGATACCGGTGGCTTCAATGTTGCGTCGGGCGTTGATCGCGTCGATGTTGGCACTCATTATCAGCTTATCGACAAGCGCACCGGCCAAATGCTTGGGCAAGTGCCAAAGGGAAATACCCAAGCGGAATATGATAAGGCCGTTGGCCGTGAATTAGGTGAGGCGCAGGGCGCGGGCTTAAACGCTGCAGCGGGCAATATGTCATCAGCTGATACCGCTTTGAGCATTATTGACCAAATCACGCAAAGCCCAAATATTGATATGGGTGTTGGCGGAACATCTATTTTTAACGGACTACCCGGCAGCCCCGGCAAGGACTTCCAAAACATAGTTGATCAAGCCAAATCGGGCGCATTTTTGACGGCTATTCAAGAGATGAAGGGGCTTGGCGCACTTTCGAACGCAGAGGGTTCCGTAGCGACGGCAGCCATTAACCGCATGGACACCGCGACGTCAAAAGAAGCGTTTTTGCAAGCCGTGTCTGATTATCGCGCTATCGTTGAGCGGGCTAAAGAACGGGCACAGTCACGCCTTTCATCGCCAATCAATGCGCCGCTTGATCGCGCCAACAATGCAGGCCAAGCGCAGGGCAACAAAACATCGTCCGGTATCGGCTGGAAAGTGGAGCCATAATGCCAACACTCAACATTCAGGGCAAGCGTGTAACGGTAGATGACAGCTTCATGGCTTTGACGCCAGAACAGCAAAACCAAACCGTTGACGAAATTGCTCAATCAATGGGTATGGCTGCAGGGCAACCAGAACAGCCCTTGCCTCAAATGCAATCTGGTATGGCTGAATTATCCAGCCTTTCGCAGCGCTTTGACACCAACAACGGTGCGCCAAAGATTGTCGACCAAGATGCTGACCGCAAAATGCGGGCGGGCATGGAGGCAGATAAAATCCAGCGCTTGCGCGGGCAGGGAACGTTTGGCGATAGTGCCGACGCGACGGCTTCAGGCGTAATGTTTGGCTATGATGACGAAATAATGGGTGGGTTGAATACCCCTATGCGAATGCTGCAAGACGGCGTTGGCCCTAGTGAAGGATATGCGCGTTCCGTTGAGTTGGCCCGCGCATTAAAAGAACAGGGCCGGGAACGGTCGCCTATTGCATCCATAGTTGGTGAAATTGGCGGCGGGTTACTAACCGGAGGCACATTAGCCAAGGGCGGCATGACGCTCCTAGGCAAGGGGGCAACACCATTGGCGAGAACCGGCGGGGCGGCCCTTGAATCAGGCCTTTACACCGGCGCAAATGCATCAGGCAACGCCGACAATGGCAATCGTTTGTATGAAGGCGCTAAGGGCTTTGGTATTGGCGCTTTAGCCGGGGCGGGGGCTTCTAAACTTGGTGATAAAGTTTCAAGCGTCATTGCAAACCGCGCTGCGGCAAAAGCTACCCCTGCGGTTGATGAATTAGCGTCACAGTCAAGCGCTTTATATGACGCGGCTCGCAAATCTGGCGTTGCTTTCAAACCCAATGCAGTCAATCGTTTGGTTGCTAACATGACGTTAGCCGGGGGTAGGGTAAACGCTGAATTACGTTCAAAAACAGCGGGCGTGCTTGATGATATTGCGGCGATGCGCGGCAAGCCTGCAGATTTGCAAACCGTTGACGAATTGCGCCAAATGATTGGCCAATCCATGAAACGTGCCGAGCCGCAAGATGTGCGCACTTTGCAAAGAATGAAAACTGTACTTGATAATTTTGCCGACAGCGCAGGTGCGCGCGAAGTAACTGGCGATATTCGCGGGCTGGATTACATAAAGGAAGCAAGGGCGATTTATGCCCGTAAACAAAAAACAGAATTAGTTGAAGAGTTGCTTGATTTGGCCGATGTCAAAACTGGGCAATATACGCAATCTGGTATGGCCAACACTATTCGGCAAAAGGCCAATGCACTTTACACCCAAATTGTCAAGGGCAAGGAAAAGATTTTTAGCCCAGAAGAAATTCAGCTTATTCGCACGATGGCAAAGGGCCAAACCAGTTCGGCCATTACGAATGCGTTTGCTAAATTCGCACCGCGCGGCGTGGTTTCGGCAGGTTCGGGCGTTGGTATTGGCGCAACCGTTGGTTCGGTGGTCGCGGGGCCGGTTGGCGCGGCAGTTGGTGCTGCTGTTCCGGGGGCGGTTGGGTCGGTGGCTGCAAGAGTGGCTGACAGAAACGCATTGCGCGCTATGATGGGCCTTCGAGACATGGCCGCGCGTGGCGGCAGACATGTCGCGCCACAGTTGCCAAATAGAATAGCACCGTTTGGTGCACCGCTTGGCCTTACGGGAAATAATAGTCTAGGATTACTCTTGCAGGCACAGCAACCACAAAATAACAAAACAAGCCGCTAAGGCTATAAATTAAAAACGGGAAAAGCCCGAACCCAAAGATAGGTTCATGCTTCCCTTCGTAACCGTATTCGTGCGGTTCAAGGTCAATATTTTTTTCGTCATCCATAATCTTATCCCTTCAAAGCCCGCAACGATAAGCGGGCCGATGGTGTTTGTCCATGACCGCAAAATCAGTAATCGACGTTATTCTTGGCGAAGCCAAGGCCGGTGATTATGACGACATGCTTGCGATTGCATCGGTTATTGAAAACCGCGCCCGCCAAACAGGCAAGCGGCCTGACGAAGTTGTGTCCCTGCGGTCTCAATTTAATGCCTATGGTAAACCGCTCCCCAAGGGCGTTGACAAATACCGCAAGCAGGCATTGGAGGCGTTTACCACCGTTCGAGCAAAGGGGCCGGTTCATAATGCAACATTTTATGCGACGCCCTCAGCGACAAAAAACCTTCCGAGCGGTCTGAATAAAGTAACACAAACCAAAGGCCATGTTTATTTTGATGACCCTCAAAAACGCGGTATAGCAACGGCTGATTTAGGCTTAAGCCGCCCAATCAAATCGGGACTTGGTCTAGAAAACTTAGTCGCCGATGCGCCATCAACTGGTAAAATTGGCACAGTTACGCCTGAAACACGCGCCGTTTATGATCAGTTAACGGGTTATTTTGGGCCTATTGGGGTGAAGTCAGGCTATCGGGGGCCGGAGCACAATCGGAATGTCGGCGGCGCTAGGAATAGTCAGCATACGCGCGGCAAGGCGATTGACCTTGACACAAAAAACTTAGACGCCACAACGCGCCAGCAACTTTTAGCAGCAGCTTATGACAACCCGAAAATAGGAGGCATAGGGCTGTATCCAAGCGGCGCAATCCATTTGGACACTAGGCCGCGTTCCGGTGCGACCGGTGTTGCTATGTGGGGTGGCAATGGCAGTTTCAGCAAAAATCCATCTGAATTAAATGATATTGCCGCGATGACGTCTGCCGATAGATTTGGGCTGTATGGTGCTAAAACATTACCAGTTGGCGGGGTAGACCCTACACCGCGCCCAAACCAAATGCCGCAACGGCCAATTTCAAAAACACCGCAATACAATCAAGCCGTAGCGTTTGATCAGGGCGGTATTCTTGACCCGCGAGTGGGTGGCTTTGTATCGCAGGCACAGGCCGCGCCGCAAATGCCAACAAAACGCGCCGTTGAAATGCCGCGCCGTCCTGTTACGCCAACGCCGCAACCAATACTGCGCGGAATGCCACAAAGACCAAACACGGCAACACCGACAAAGCGTCCAACTTCACAAGCAATCACCCCATCAAGCGTTGCTAATCAATACGCGCAATATGGGGCAGGGCGGGGCGTTCCGGTTGTACCGCCACAGTTAAATACAGCAGCGCAATACGCGGCTTATCAGTCACCCCAACAGCAGCAAGCGCAGCCGCTACAAACGCCGACCATGGCCGCACCTCGATATATCGCTCCTTCGCCAACCATTGCCACCGCGCCTGTAAAACCGCCGCAACGTCCGGTAACTCCAACCCCTGCACAAACGCCAACATGGGGCGATTGGATGAAGGGCGCGGCGGGCGCTATTGCAGGCAGTGTTGCTGGTTCAGCCGTTGCGGGGCCGTTTGGTGGCATGGCAGGCGCTGAATTAGGTCGGGCGTTATTCACCGGGAAGGCCCCGCTTGAAAACATTCTTGGCAAAGGTTCTGATTTAACTGGCGTTCTGTCCGGCCTCCTAGGTGGCGGCAGGCCGTTTGATGGCGAAAAATCTTATGTCAATGCCAGAGATTTTAATAATGCCCTTGGCTTTGGCGGCACCTCAAATGCTTCTGATTATGTTCGGTCTGGTTCGGCTCCCGCCGGACAATCCTATCGCGACAGTGCCGGTGGGTCATCAACTTCATATGGGAACGGTTATTCTGAACGGACTAACCGGTTTGGCGTGACTTCAATCACGACGCCGGACGGCAAAACTGCAAGGAAAATATAATGGCTGTAAGTGACTGGTCAACTAATGCCAATTTGAATTTAACACTTGGCACAATTGCGCTTGGTGAAAATCAAATGCTTGTTGAAAAGGGCAATAATGCGTTTCGCGAAATTATGGCGCAAATTGCCGCCGTTGGGCCTGTTGGTTATGCAGCAGTCGCATCTCCTGCCCTCACGAACGCCCAAGCCGAACAGGCACAAGTTAACCTACACATTACACCAACTGATCCAGAGTGGCGGGCTAAAGTTGAGGCGAGTTTACGGGCGTCATTAGGGCTTACGGGGCAAAATGTAACCAACTGGAATACTGCCCCTGCGACTGGCTTTTGCTATTCCCATAGGGGACTTGATGGTGTTGTGGGTGCGCCTGATGGGCCGAGTGGGGGCACCTATTGGTATGGATTAACTAAGTCATTTGCTAACGCCAACCATATTGTAACTGTGACCTCGTATGGAGGAGGTGCGACTGCGCAGGTCTGGCGACAAGAGTATATTGCCGGAACCCCACAGGGCTGGATTAGACTGCGCCAAGCCGAAGCGGATTTGGATGCGCGGTATGGGCAGAAGACCGCTGTTAACACGTGGACAACAACAGCGATTTTCAACGGGACGCTGTATGCCCAAGGCTCGACAGGAGGCAGTGCCTATGTTTCTCTGGTTGGTGGTGGCACGGTTGCATCAGGGTATATAGAATGGACACGGCCCGCCGCCCTAGGTGGTGGCCGCATAGGGTATATGGGCTATGCAACGAACCAAATCAATCTGGCATCAGATATAGGCCCTTTCGTATTCACGGGCGCGCACGAGCCGAAAGTTGATAACAACAAAATTCACCACGATGGCAACACTACTGCCACGAGCGCCCAATATTCAATAACATCAGCGGGTCTTATATCGTTCACGCATGGCCTTGGTCGATCCCCATCCAATGCAATTGTGCAGCTAGAATGCGTGGTTGCCAATCTTGGCTATGCAGTCGGCGACATAGTGACAGATGGAATGGGGGATGCATCCTTCAGCATTGGCTCGCTTTACACTGAGGCTGCAAGCGCGACGACGATTATATCATTGCGCCTTACCAATGGATCGCCTTCGGCACGCCATAAAACAACTGGCGTGTGGACGGCGATCACAAACGCGAGTTGGCGAATTCGTATCGTGGCTCAGAGATAGGAAAAATCATGACGGAAGTATTGATAGATACAATCGCCCCTGAGCATTTGGCCGAGTTGGTGGCAGCACAAGAAGCAGAACGATTGGAACAAGTGCAGGCTCGCGAAGCCGATCTCCTTCGCCTAGAGGCGGAAGCAGCAGAACGAGCCGCAATGATGACGGCTGAAACAGTGCCACTCCCTCCGCGTGAACAGGTCATCAAGTTCTACTGGTATAAAAACGAACTCTTGCAAATTTGTGATTTTGTAGATGGTGATTGGGATGCTGTCCCAGAAGGTGCGGTGGAAGTGCCGGAGCCTACAAATGATGTTTGGAATGGTACGTCTTGGGTGCCGCATCCTGTCACATCTGAACAAGTCAATATCGAGCGTGAAAAGCGCATTGTTTCTGGGTTTATTTTCAACGGAAAACTGCTTGACTTCGATGCTTCATCCAAAGCCAACATCAGCGGTGCGGCTCAAATGGCCTTCATGGCAATCGTTGCTGGCGCAAAGGCGGGTAACAAACGCTGGAATAATGGGGAACAAGATTTTGCATGGCGAACCGCTGATGACACGTTCATGCCGATGGATGCACAAACTGTCATTGCCCTTGGGCAAGCCGCCGCCGGGCATGAACAAAGGCATCGGATTGCATCATGGGTGCTAAAGGCCATGAACCCAATCCCAGACGATTATATGGATGATAAATACTGGTCATGAGCGGGTACACCTCCGCTTTTGGCGTTCGTCATGTGGCGGGTGCTCGATATGCGCTGACAAATGAATTGATATGGGATGTTGGAATGAAAGGTTCCGGCCTGACATATAGCATCAGCGCCGGTTATGAATTCGATGTTTCCATTCCTAAAATTCTGCAGCGGGTTTTCAGCCCGCACGACCGGAGGTTTCTAAAGGCCGCTGCATTACATGACCATATGCTTGAAGCCGGTTGGTCAAGAGCGGAATCTGCCGCCGTGTTCCACGAAGCCCTGAAGGCTGATGGCGTTCCACGTTGGCGGCGCATGGTGATGTTCCTAGCCGTCGCCTTTTATAAATACTCATAGGCTTTTTGGACAGCCGTTTTACCCAAAATAAGGATTATGAAATGATCACCGATAAAACGCTGGCAACGATTGCCGGGCGCGCAAAACCGCATGCTTTGATGGCTCCCATTGCCGCTGCGATTAACAAATATGCCGCGCAATATGGCGTGATGGAATCGGGCGATTTGGCGCGGTTCCTCGCTAACTCTTGCGTTGAAACGGCGGGGTTTACCGCGCTCGAAGAAAACCTGAATTACTCCATTAAAGGCTTGCTTGGCACTTTTGGTCGTCACCGAATTTCGGTTTCTGACGCCAATAAATACGGGCGAACAAAAACACGCCCTGCCAATAAAGAGGCAATTGCCAATATCATTTATGGTGGCGATTTTGGGCGCAAGCAACTCGGCAATATCTTGCCGGGTGATGGCTGGAAATATCGCGGTTCGGGCGCAAAACAAACCACAGGCCGCGCCAATTTTGAAGCGGTGCAACGTGACACCGGCCTGCCGGTTGTGAACAAGCCCGATATTTTGCGCACCGATGTTGATGCAGCGGTTCGCGCGGCGTTTGTGTTTTGGCGCGACAAGGGCCTGTCAAAAATCACCGACATTACCGCGAGCCGCAAAAAAGTGAACGGCGGCACAAACGGGCTGGACGACGCGAAGGCGGCGTATGTGCGGGCTTTGAAATTGGATTTGAGTGTGCCGCCAGTTGTCAAGAATTCCTTGACAGTTGAACCAAAGCCAATCCCCGTTGATGTGGTTGAATCTCAAAAACCGCCAGAGGTGATATACAAAAACCCTAGTGTTTCATCGGTTGATAACAGGGCCAATAGAAGCAGCCCTGCGGTTTTTATGGCGCTAATTACGACCATCGGACTTTGGTTGCTTTCGACCGTTTGCACGTTGCCGCAATGGCTTTTGGATTTCACCGGCCTAGCGGCCAAATGCGTTCAGCCGTGAAGGAGTGACATTATGAAAGAGTTTATCCTAGCCCGCGCCAAAGCATTTGCAGCGGCGGCGGCAACCGCGATTGCCTTCGGCATTTTGACGGCAGCAGAACAAACATTCGGGTTTGAAATTGGTGAATCCAACAAGGTTTCCATCGTTTCGGCCATCACTGGCGGGGCGGCCTATCAAGTGCCGAATAAGGCCGCGTGATGGACGCGCTCGTTTCATTACTCGTTCCGGGCGGCTCGTTTACTGTTGCCATTGGCGGCGTTCTGGCCGCGATTGCTGCGCTTGTAATTGGTTATTTTAAGGCTGTTGCCAAGGGCCGAAAAGACGAACGCCAACGCCAGAACAATGAGGCGTGGGAAGCCCGCCACACACAAGATGAAATTGAACGCGCTATTGCGGGCAATGATCCGGCCTCCAATCGTAAGGAAGCTTCACAATGGGTAAAACCATAACATTGCTTGCCGTGCTTGCGTTAACGGCTTGCACCACAACGCGCGGCGGGTTCTGCGATCTGTCACAGCCGCTACGCCCGTCAAAGGCGGCATTTGAGGCCATGTCTGAGCGTGAAATTGACGCGCTGTTGGTGCACAATAAAACCGGCGTCAAGTTATGCGGGTGGAAGCCGTGAATGAAATTAAACGAGGTGTCTCATGGCTGATGATAAATTTGATGGTGAAGGCTTTTCGCGCGAACCCTTTTCGCAAGATGAAAATGCAAAAATGAGGCATCTTTACCGCACTATAAACGCCGAATGGTTGCCGCTTCAAAACGTGAATACCATGTTCAGGGCAGTGTCGATTATTGGCACGGCGATTTCAAAAGGTTGGCCGGTGATCATGGCTGCCGCCGCATTCGGTATCTGGGCAAAATCACAGGGGTTAATATAATGCAGGCGACACTTATCAATCTTGCTGCGGTTGGGGTGATGAGCCTTGCCAGCATGACATTGGCGGCTGGCGGTTACGGCATTGTGCAAAGCGTTGCGTTTCCAGCGCGGTCACTATCGGTTGATGTTTTGGATTATAAAGACGGGCTAATCATTCAAAAAATAATCCCGCGCGGCGGGTTCATTCGGGGCGAATGGGCCGCTGAAATCATGCGCGGCGAAAGACAACTCTGCTCTGGCGGTGGCATCGCGCCATATGATGGCGGCGCAAAGGTTTTTACACCGTCAGAATGGACGGGCGGCAATTGCCCGCCATTGCAGCCCGGTGACATTGCCCGCGCAAGCTGGGAATACACCGGCGATGCTGGCGTGAAGCATACAATCTCAAAAACCATCTATATCGAGTAGGAAATTATGAAAACACTTGCGCTTTTCTTCGCCGCGATTCTGGTCTCTTTGCCCGCCCGCGCTGCTGAATTTATCACCTATGGCGCAATCGATGGCGACACGATCATCATCGCAGAGCGGTGCAATTTGTGGAACCCGGCCAACACCCGCGTTCGCATTTTTGGTATCGACACACCCGAAAGCCGCCTGCCGCCCGCCAAATGCGAGGCTGAGGTGAAGTTGGGCAAAGCCGCCAAAGCCTTTGCACAAGGCCTGATCAAGCGCGGTGACCGCGTGATTGTGACTTATGTCACCAAGGATAAATACAGTTGCAGAATAGTCGGCACGGTAACGCTGCCCGATGGCCGCGACTTTGCCAAGGTAATGATCGCAGCGGGATTGTCACGGCCCTATGGGTTGACAGCGGGCGCGTTGACCAAATCGGATTGGTGCAAGTGAACATGCGCGCCGGAAATCCATGAGTTTATCCGGGCCGCTAAAGCCAAATAGGCGGTCTTATGTAGCAAACGCACCAACAATTTGCATGAAAATCTATCGGCATTTCACTAGTTTGCGGCATGCCGCGCAAGTATCCCATATCAAGATCGAAAGATCACCAATTCACGGTCAATGACTTGATCACCATGCGGTGTGATTTAGCTGGTGAACGTGAGAATCTGTTAAAGCAGTCAGATCAAATCGGTATGCAGATTGAGCACTTAGACGCTGCGCTTCAAATGTTTGGGTTTAATGACTTTGGTGCACTCACCCCGATACGCCGCTTAAAGCCAGTCAAAATTGGGCGCATAGAGGCCCGTAGTCGCAGGGCGGCTATTTGGGCATTTGTTAGCCAAGCAACCAATGGCTGCACCACAACTGAGATTGTGCATCATTTGATCGATAAATTTGCACTTGATCAGGAATGCCAGCACGAAGGCCATGCAACGCGGAATTATATCCGCAAAGTGTTAAACCGCTGGCAGGCGCAAGGCGGCGTTGAGTTGTGTGATTATAGCGGGCAGTGCAAAACTTGGCGGGTAACCGGCTAGGCAAACAATTCCGGCCGCAAGGGTGCAGACGGCAATGGAAATGTGGTTTGGCTAAAGCGATAGAGGCGTCGGAAAGACTTTCCCTGATCAGACATCATATTTGCTGACTTTAGAAAATTATATTTCATTATGGCCGGGATATGGAAGAAAATTCTTTCGATAAGTTAACTTGACTTTAATATCCTAAATACTATTTTCCGCATTGAGGCCGAAATGCCTTTTAGGTTCACCGTATGGGAGCCGCGAAAAACCGAGCTTAGCTCGGTTTTTTCGTTTTATCAAAGCAGTAATATTTTACACTCATGTGCGGCAAACATTCTTGCGGCAGATAAAATTCCGCCACGCGCTTTGCGTCCCTCAAGTGCCGGTATAATGGGAATTTGCTGTCATAACCCTTCCGGGCCAGCGCATAAATATAACTATCAGCAACTTGCAAAAGTTCATGTGATTTTGGTTTGTGTTGGATGCGCCCAAGCGTAGTTGAAAAACAACATGACGCTAAAGGTGAATACCTTTTGCTATTTTCTTTGTCGAATTCCAAGCCGTTGTTTTTTAAATTTTGAAAATACCCAGAAATAGTGCTGTTTATCCCTGCATCTTGTTCAAAAACAACATGAAGTTTTCGGCCTTCCATCATTGCAATTTTCACAGCTCGCTCAATAGTAATGTCAAACGCGCTCCTGCAAAGGAGCCACTTCGATTGGTGCTTTTCCAAATATCCCCGCGCTCGATAGCCGGGTCTGTCTATTACGCACCCAATTCCTATGACAGGAGATTCACAAAGAACGCGGTGCCAATCTGACCAAAATTGCTCGCGCGTGACTTGATCAATTTTGCCAAGCCATGAAAATGCCTTATTCTCAGAACGCATGTCTGTAATGTGTGCGGGCCCACTAAGTTTCCACCGATCTGAGAAATGTCTTACACGATCACGAACGCCGTCATTATCTTCACCTCTAACCATAACTCCGCCGAAGCCGAACCAGTCTCGTCCAAGTCTAGACTTGTCGGATTGCTTATCCGGGTGACGGCTTCCAGTTTCGTCCATGTAAAAGGTATAGGGTCTGAGCATTGGAAAGCCTTTTGAGTTTCTTTCATTGGCATTTAATTTGCCCGCTGCCAATAACCCTTCCAAACCCGCGACACCGGATAGGCCATTGCTAGACCAATAATCTCGGCAGCGTTTTCACCGTTTGCATTGCGACGGTTGTCTTCAAGCCATGCGGCATGGTTCGCATACTGGTAAAGATACTGCGGTGATACGAAATGGTGCTGGCCTGTCACCATGCGGCGCAACCGGCTGAAATAGCTTTCAACCCAATTGGTGTGCTTGCCGTGGTCTGAATATGTCTGTGAGTGGTTGACGCGCTCAACATTCCAACCAGCATGCAGTGCATCCCAATGAGTGGCTTCATCGGCATGCATGATTGCCATGCGGTCAACGTGACGCTTAGCCAATTCCACGCCTTCGGCTTCGGCTAGGGTAACGAATGGACGAGTGCGGCCTAAACGCTCACGGAAGGCCACCACAACGCGGCGCAAGCCTGTTTGATGCTTTGCACGGCGACGGTCAACGCGCTTGTCAGCGATGTTGTGCGGGCGAATGTGACCGCCAAAATATGCACCATCAACTTCAACGTCGCCAGACATTGCGGTATTGTCTTGAACTTCCAATGACAAGGCTTCACGCAGCTTGTGTGCCAATACCCAAGCGGTCTTATATTGCACGTCCAGATCGCGGCTAAGCTGCAAAGCTGACAAGCCTTTGACGGCATTTACAAAGATCGAGATTGCGCCAAGCAAATCAGTGAACGGCAACTTACGACTGGCAAAAATCGTGCCGGACGTAACCGAATATTGCGAACCACAAGCTGCGCATTTGAATTTGCGGCGCGTTGTAATGGCATAGTGATCTAAGCAACCGCATTTAGGGCAAACAGGATTGCCTTCGGTTGAAGCCCAACGGATTGTTTTGAATGTCTCATAAGCCTTTTCTTCACCGGCCTTGAAGATTTCTTTCAGGGAAAGTGTGCGGGCGGCGGCTGAGAGGAGGAAGTGTTGGGCCATTGTCATCATATCCATTACTTATGTAACGTATATAGTGCATTGACGTAACGAAGACAAGGGCATATGTAACGATTATGATACTTTTATATGTGAAAGCGTTACAATGGCAGAAAAAACCGACTGGGAAATGAAGGCTGCTAACCTTTTGAAAGCAGAACTTAAGCGCAAGGGGCTTACCTATGCGCAGCTTGTCGAAAGGCTGGCAGCAATTGGGGTTGACGAAAAGGAAGTGAACGTGCGCAATAAGCTGGCACGGGGCAAGTTTACGGCGGCGTTTTTATTACAATGTTCAAGCGCTATTGGTTCATCTTCATTGCATTTGGATTAGCCGCCCCTGCTTATGCTATCGACCAGCGGGCCACCAGTCACCAACAAGAGCGTGAATATCAGAACAACACTCAAGCCGACCGCGATGGTAAGGTTCAAGCCAGTTTTCCAGATGCTCCATTGCGAAATGAAACTGCACTTAAGAATGTAGTTGGAAACTCGGAACATTCCCAAAGCCAAACCGCAATTAATAAGCAAAACGATAATGAAATACGGGATTTGCTGGCTCAGGAGCAAATGGCGCTTTATGCTAAATGGTTGTTTTGGCTTACACTTGGCGGCACTATTATAAGCGGAATAGGTTTGCTTTTGCTTTTGCATAGCGTTCGATTGACTAGGGAAAGCCTGTATCAGACTGCCCAAGCCAACATAACGTCTCGTGGCGCTGGTGCCGTAACAAGCCAAATTGGCGAAACTCAAACCCGCGCTTATCTGACGGTAAAGCGGGTTTGGCGCGCAGAGGATAGGCAGATTGGAATAGGTTCCGCCTATTTTAAAACTAGAAAAGTCAACATTTCCATTCACAATGGCGGCATAAGCCCTGCTACCGATGTCACTTTTTTTGCAGAAGCTAAGATATTTGAATCCCCGATTCGAAGAAGAAATACTGTTTTCCCCGAAGCGCCCCAGTATCCGCCAAGAACTGTGATCGGCCCTTCGCTTGACATAGAATTTTCCACCAACAGCGTTGAAGAGTTCGAACCGGCTAAAGGGAAAGGGTTTGACGTAGTCGTCACGGGGTTGATTAAATACAAAGACATTTTTAGAAAAAACCACATCACTAAATTCGCCTATCAGTGCAGCTATCGCAGGTTTTCCGGCGCTTCTGATGAAGTGATTTTCAGCCCTTGCTTCTATAATAATGAAATAAAATAAGGCGCACACACCAATACAAACGTGCGTTTTGCAGGCTTTGCCAAAAGTCCGGTTACTCACGTCCGCACCTTGGTGCGTTTGCTACATAAGACCGCTTTTTTGGCCCCCGCCCAACCGTTAGATCGTAGTCGGCATGCGCAAGCGGTAAAGCCGCCATTGCGTAGCATTCGCGCTTAGTTAACCCTCCGTGATAATCAGGACGCATAGCGCCGTCACCATTCCAATTTTTCAAATGCGGATAAGCCGGATATGCGTGTTCTTCTCTCATTCCCTTGCCTCTCTATACAGTTGCCGTGCGGGCAACATTGGTTTACCCGCATTGATTGGCCGTGAAGCCTTTGCAAACGGTGCTGATTTGATTTTGCCTTGCGGCTTTATTGTTCCAATGTGCTTGCCTCGAACTCTGGCAATTATGGATTTTTCCTTCACGTCGGCTTTTGTCTTTTTCTTGTGTGGCGCAACCAAAGCAGGGGCTAAGTTGCTTTCCCTGTTTTCGCCGCCATTCTTTAGTGCGATTACATGGTCACATTCCCACGCTTCGCCAGCCATAATCTTGCGCCTTGATATGTGGCAAACACCGCCGTGAGCATCAAACACGCGGCTTCTAACGCGCGTTGGCGGGCGTGTGTCCGGCGTCTTGCCAATCCATTCGGGAACGGCACGGGCGGTCACAAGCACCCCCGCGCTCTAAGCCGCTCAACCAAATCCTGCGGGGCTTCCTGTGCTAATACTGCGTTCATGGCCTTGCGTTTGGCGTCATAGTCAACGGGCTTGTTGACCACGTGATAAACGGTGATAGGCTGGCGAACCGGCTCTGATTTAACAGGTGCAAACAGCCTTGCAGCCATTGAGCGTATTGCTGATTTGAGGCTCATGCTGCCATTTTCCTTTCGCTGACAAAGCCATATTCCTCAGCCAAAACCTTTTCAGCCGCTTGGAAATAGGTGATCATTTCGGCTTCCGTCATTTTGTCAAAGGCGATTGACGCCGGAACCGCGACAGTCATTCCGTTCTTAAGCCGGACAAGGTTTACATGCCCGGTTGCCAGCTTTACCGCGTCATGCAAAACATCGGTGTTGAGTGCGCAGCCGGTGGCATCAATGCACTCTTTCAACATAGCCCAATAAGCTGAATTGCGCTTGCCGTTGCGCCATTGGTGACATTCCGTGCGCACAAGTTCACCCTCGGCAATGCTTTCAAGCAATAGAGCGTCATGGGCTGTTTGTGGCACTAGAGACATGCCACGCCTGACAAAGCCGTATATGCGTTTGTCCTTTGCCATTTTATGCCATTCCAAGCGCCGACATATAAAGCTCAAGAATGCTTTCGGCCTCTTGGCGTTCGGCTTGATCTTGCTTGCGAATTTTGATGATTTCGCGCACGGCCTTGGTATCAAAGCCTGTGCTTTTCATTTCGGCAAAGACTTCCTTGATGTCGTCAGCAATGGTTTGCTTCTCGATTTCGAGCCGTTCAATGCGTTCGATAAACGCCTTCAATTGAGCGCCTGTCACGTTTTCTGTAGTTGTGTCTGTCATGGTGTTCTATCCTTCATTGCGGCTTTGGCGGGCGGTTAAAATGGGATTTCGTCATCAAGATCGGCATAGCTTGCCGCTGGCTTTTCGGCTTGACTTTGGCGCTCTTGACGTTGCCCGTTGTCGCGTGAAGGCCCGCCATCAATCGTATTGACCATGAGCGTCACAGCGGCCTTAGCATCGCCGGATTGCTTGTCAGTCCAAGCATCAACGCCAACCATGCCAGACACAGCAACGAATTGTCCTTTGGCGAATTTGCCTTCATTGCGCTTTGCACTTTCACCCCATAGGTTACACTTAACCCATAGAGTTTTGGCCGCGCCGGAATTATCTTTGCCGTCATAGACGCCAAGCGAAAACTGCAAGACCTCTTTACCGGATTGGGTGCGCCGGAACTCTGGTTCTTTCCCGATATTGCCTGTAAACATTGCGGTATTCATGCGAAGGTTTCCTCTAATTCTTTGGGTTGTGAAGCGGCGCGTAATTTCTTGCCATGATCCGCCAACTCGACTGCAAGCGTTTTACGCCAGTCTTCGGGCAGTGCTAACCGGGCTTGTTTGGTTGCGTCAGAGCGCCACCATTCGCTAAGTTTATCAGCATCAGTATGCGCTACGATTTTGGATTGCAGCGCCTTGTAAGGTTCGCGGCGATCTGTTTTAGAAGCTGGAGCGGCCTGAATTGCAGGCGGCGTTTTCAGGCAATCCCAAGGGCTTTTAGTCCATCGTTTCCAGTATCGCTTGCCGCCACGGTCGCTGCTTTCACATGGAACCCACGGCGAACCTAAGTCATACAGGTAACGGCCAATTCCCCATTTGACAGCGGCGCGTTTCAGGGCGTCTGATATTGCGCCTTTTTCGGCTTCAACGTCGCTATCGCCAGCGCCATCGGCTTTGGTTATCCACTCTTCGCCAATGCGAATTGATAGATAGCAAATCGTGCGCGGGCCGTGAAATTCATAACGGTCTTGCCAATTATGAGCGCCGCAAATTTGGTCAAGCCTGTCCATGACATTGCGGGCGTCAATGTAAGCTAGCGCTAATGCGCTATCGCCAGCTTGGTTTAATGACTGCGAGCGCCATGAAATATCATCATGCGGAAATTCTGCGAATAGCTGCTTAAGCTGCTCTTGATCAACGCCACTCATACCGGCTTCCTTTCTTCGCCATTATTGGAAAATTCCCGATGATAATTTTTGCTGGCGTTCAAGTATGCGGCATGTGCAATAAGAGGGTCATCAAAATGACCAAGAAATATTTTTTTGCCATTTGCTCTAATTTGAGCAACCCATTTGAACCTGCCACTTTTACGGGAAACGCCTTTGAGCCCGCTTTTATTATTTTTGCGTGAGCCAGTGTTTTGTAAATTTTGCGAAGATGTTGCGAACCTTAAATTTGATCGCTGATTATTCAATCCGTTGCCGTCAATATGGTCAATTTGCATATCTTCTAGTTTGCCAAAAATGGCATTATGCAAATAGACCTTTCTTAGAGTTCCCCCGTCTGTGCTGTTTCGGGATGAATAGACCGTGTGGTTTCTAACGTCAGAATGCCAGTGGAAACCAGAAATCAAAACAACATCCGCCGCGTCTATAATTGCCTCATATCCCTTGGTCAGCGGTATGTATGCCAAATTATTTTCAATGCGTATTGGTTGAACTTTTTTACGATACAAGCGCTTTGAATGTGTAGGGGGTGCACTCATTTGCAAATTCCTTATGGTTACACTGGTCTTTTTTCGTGAATAACTTCAACACCGGCAATGCCGTCACGCTTGCCCGCGGCAACCAATTGAGCCGCAAAACCTTCAAGCCATTCAAGATAATCCGGCTTGTGATATTGCCACAAATACCGTGCAAATTCAACAGGTTGAACGACTTTCGCGCTGTAATAATCGCGCATTGAAATTGCGCGGCCTTCACCGCCAACCTTGGCCGTGGAATTCTCAATCTTGTTTGCCGTTGCCTCCAATTTGCGGGCATTTGCAGCGGCAAGTTCAAACGCTTCCTTGCCGTCAAGTGTGGCGCGTTCTTTGGCTAAACGCTCAACTTCGAGGCGGGCTTTTTCGGCCTCAATCCGCGCGGCTTCTGCTTTGGCTTGGCGCTCGGCTTCCAACTTATTCAACCACGGCGTTAGTGCTTGCTTGCACAAATCAACAGCCATGACGGTTTTGCCGGTTATCTTTGTGGTTTTGCCAATCAGTGTGTTATAGCGGGCCTGAACCTCGGCCTTGCCTTCATCGAAAGGCTTGTTTTCATCAACGCGGGCGGCTTCTGCTTTGGTTGCCGCCGCTTGAATTTGCCGCATTAGCTTTTGAATTGCCTCAGCCATTTCAGGCGTTGATACGGGCTCGCCGTCAAGCCAATGCTTAGCCTCAGCAAACAAGTCATCAATTTCACCTCTTACCAATTCATATGGCGTAGGTTCGGGCGGGTTATTGTCGCCAATGCCCGCTATTGGGGCATGAAAGCCGGACAAGCCTTCAACGTTGATGTTCATGCTGCAATCCTTTGATCTTGATTATCGGCTGATACCGGTTGCCAGCGGCGAGCGTATGCAATCCACTCACGGGCTTCACGGCGCGTTTCGCGGGCCTTAAGCATGAAATACGCCTCGGTCTTAGTGTCGCCTTTCAGTGCGTATTTGCGGGCGTTTTTAATTTGATCGGCGGCAATGCGGCGAAGGGTGCAAATGAGACTAAAGAGACGTTGATAATATGTTTTTTCCTGCATCATGGCTTGACCTCGTTCGCGGAAACCGCGCATTGGACTGCCGCGCCGAATTCAGCCTCAAAAGCCCTGTCAAATTCAACGCTAAGTCGCGCCGCCAAATCAGCATCAATGCCTTGGCACTCGCATGGGTGCGATGTTGCGTTTCCGCAAGCCGCACCATCGGGGCAGGAGCAGTGAGTGCCTAAAAGGCATGTGGATGTTTTGCCAAGACCATGGCAGATGGGGCAGGTCATGATTGCTTGCCCTCAGCTTTGTCGATTGCATCTTTAGCCATCGCAATCCATGAGCCGGGGGATGTGGGAACATTCCACGGCCCGCCTTCTTTCCCGTATTTAGCAATGGCAATTTTTAATGCCAAAACTAAATCGGGTAATGCCGATATAGCGTGTGCGGCTAAAATATTTCCGCCATTGACCAGCGCTACCTTGTAAGTCTCTCCTTCCTCGTCTGGGTGGAAGACGACATTCACGCTTCCGTCTCTATTTTTAACAACTCTCCAAGGCGTATCCATAAATGCACTCATGATTGCCCCGCAATGTAACCGGCGGCAAAGGCGCAAATGATGCTAACAAAAACCGACCAAATGAGTGTCCAAATTGCAACGCGCTTCGGGCCGCTTCCTGCTGGAAACTTTTCAGAAGCCCCGCCATAAGCAGCCGCGCAAAATCCAAATGCCAGCGCTAGGATCGTCAAAACTAATACTGCAAACGTACTCACAGCACACCAACCAATCCCGCAAGGCCAATCGGGCCTAGTGCGCAAAGGGCAATGAATGCAGTGGCAACGATAACCAGCGGCAAGCGGGTGATT